CAACGAATATTACAGAGATCAAAATTTAGTAGATAAAGTAGTAGACAAAGCAATAGACGGTCAAAACACATGGACTTTAGCAGATAACAACACATTACAAAACAGAGCATGGCAACATGATTACTTTACAAGTGCATTACCATGGACACAGAAAGGCCCCGAAGCAACAATTCCATTAGGAACAACAGCACCATTACTTAATAAAACAGGATCATTAGATGATTATAATTTAGCATCACAAGTAAGAAGAACAGATGGAACAGTAATAGGAGCATCAGGTTTAGAAACTATAGGAGGTATAGCACCTGCATCAGGATTTTTATCTAATAGTGTAACAGTAGGTGTTAACCAAATGGATATAACAAATCACACAGAAGTAGACTTGACAGACGCAACAGCATCTAGCATAAACGACTTAAGAAGGGCGTTTAGATTACAAGAATGGCTAGAAAGAAACGCAAGAGGCGGATCAAGATACATAGAAGTAATAATGGCACACTTTGGAGTCCAATCCTCAGACGCTAGATTACAGAGACCAGAATTTTTAGGTGGGTCAGCAACTCCAATAACCATAAGTGAAGTACTGCAGACATCAGAATCCCGTGTAGCAGGTGCAGAGGAAACTCCACAAGGTAACATGGCAGGACACGGTGTCTCAGTTGGCTCATCTAATTATGTATCATATAAATGTGAAGAACACGGATACATCATAGGCTTATGTACAGTAATGCCAAAAACAGCATACCAGCAAGGAATACCAAAACACTTTAATAAATTTGATAAATTCGATTATTTCTGGCCTTCCTTTGCAAACATAGGAGAACAACCAATACTTAATAAAGAACTCTATATGGATACAACCGACGGAGAAAACGAAAACGTATTTGGATATACTCCACGATACGCAGAATATAAATATCTACCAAGTACAGTACATGGCAAATTCAGATCAGACCTTAAGTTCTGGCATATGGGTAGAATATTTGGATCAAGACCTAACTTAAACTCAACCTTTGTAGAATGTAACGAAGACGAAGTAGACAGAGTCTTTAACGTGACTGAAGGAGATGAAAATCTCTACGTGTATTTACACAATCACATAAAAGCAAGAAGACCAATGCCATACTTTGGAACTCCAACAATTTAAATAAATAACAATGTATAAAAAAAGATCAGGATTTAGAGCATCCAAAAAAGTTAAAACTTACGGTTTTAAAAAAAGACTTTCTAACCAGAGAAAGAAATCAAAGAAGTACAATTCCTTTAGAGTATCTAGAGGCGGAATACGATTATAGTTTAGGTTAAAATGCAATGTCAGAGCCCCTTCTTAGTTAAGAACAAAAACTTGGACGTCAATAACGAAAATTTAATGACCCCAGTCCCTTGCGGAAAATGTATCCCATGCTTAAAAAGGCGCTCTTCACATTGGTCATTTAGAATAAACGAAGAACAGAAAAAAGCAAAAACATCATGTTTCCTAACACTTACTTATGAAGAAACCCCCTTATCAGCAAATGGCTTACCTACACTTATTAAGAAAGATTATCAGAATTTCTTTAAACGTCTTAGAAAACTAGCACCATCACAAAAAGGTAAAAACAGACTAAAATATTTCGCATGTGGCGAATATGGAACAAAAACCCAAAGACCCCATTACCATGCAATTGTATTTAACATACCTCAAAACATTATTAACTCAGCTACACAAATCAGAGATACCTGGAATCACGGACATGTTATGGTTACCAATTCAAATCTCGCTACTATCAACTATACTGTTGGTTATATTACTAAAGGCGGCTTTAAACACCAAATAGACAAAGAACACGGAATCTACGACGATAGAATTCCAGAATTTCAACTTATGTCAAAAGGATTAGGAGAAGGATATCTTACTCCACAAATGACAAAATATTATCAAGACAGACAAATCTCATGTATAGTACATGAAAACGGACACATACTCTCAATGCCCCGATATTATAAAGTAAAAAGAACCCGTAAAGACGGAGACTATGGATTATTCGAAAAACACGAATTAAAAGAATTATTTAAAGAATGGATGGCAATTCAATCCATGAAAACTCCAGACTTCCTAGAAATGGATGGAAAAACTAAGAAAGACATATGGACCGATATGGTCGATAAACGTGAAAAACAATTAAACTTAAAACGAGCAAAACTATGAAAGCATACAAACCAAGAAAATACAGACAATCATCAGGATATAAAAAGAAACCAGGTAAAAGCATGACTTTACCTGATCAAAACTTGACAATAGCAGAATTACTAGATAGACACTCAAGAGGAGTCTCTTTAGGAGCTCCCGAATTAAAAGGAGAATACTTCGACACAGACATCCCAAGATTCGAAGACTTAACAGATATGTTAGAACATAAAAAAGAACTTGTTCAAAAACAGATAGATTTGGAAAACCAAATTAAAGAACAACAAAAACAAGTTCAAAAGGAACAAACCTTAAAGGCAAAACCCGAGGACAAAGTCTCGGAAGCCGAAGACAAAGCGTAGGCAAAAAAGCACTAATACATACTTGATATATTAGTGCTAATTGACACCCAAAAAAAAAAAAGAGTTAAATAAAAACGAAAACGTAGTGAAAGTGCTAAAAAAACTCTTAAAACAGTCAATTACAAAAAAAAAAACACTATATTTCATAATATAAATTATATAACAAATTAAAAACAACACTTATGGACAATAATAATACATTAAAAACAGAAGCAGAATTAAAAAACGAAGATTTAAGAAAAAATCTCGTACTTAGCACATGTGTATCATGTGAACAACAACTTAGATTACTTCAATTACGATTAATATCATTCGATGATTTAATAAAAGGAGTAACAGAAACAATCAATCAAGCATCTAACGAAATCAAACGCTTAGATTCAATCAAACCAGTAGAAACAGAAAAAGAAGATGCCAAAAAATAACATAAACCCAAGTGGGGGAGGAAATCCCTCCCCTACTGGGACTTTCGATCCAACCGCATTAATATCAGGATTAGTAGGATTAGGATCACAAGCAATCAGCAATAAACAACAACGTAAGTTAGAAAACAAACGTAGAGCATACGACTTAGCACAATGGCAAAGACAAAACGCATATAATCACCCAATAGAACAAATGGCAAGATTAAAATCAGCAGGATTAAACCCAAATATGATATACGGATCAAGCCCAGGTTCAGCAGTCGGAAACGCAGGAGCAATACCAGCAGGACAAGCACCTTCTTACGAATTAAGTAACCCAGTAACAGGTTACACAAATACAAGAGTGCAACAAGCACAAACAAACAATATAAAATCAGCATCAAACCTTAACATAGTAAAATCTATGGAAGGAATAGCTCGTACAAATTTAACTAACGTACAAAAACAAAATCAAACAAACTTATTAGCAGGAAACTTAGAATTACAAGAACAAGATATAAAACAAAGAGGCGCTTTAGCAATACAAGAAGTATTAAAAGCAAAAGCAATGTCAAACGAAAATAAAGGCCTTATAGCAAGATACGCAGCAGAAACACAAACAGCTTTTGAAAACAGAGACCAAGCAAAATACAAAAAAGAAGTAGAAAAACTTAATGCAACACTATCAAAAAACGGAATCAGACCAACAGATTCCATATACGTCAGAATAATGTCAGTAGTTACAGGAATAGACCTATCAAAACCATTATCAAAAGACCAAAGAGATCAACTAGAAACATTTATTAATAACCCCTTTAAAAAATTAAACTAACATGAGTATATTTAGTAAGGTAGCAATGCCAAGACCACAACATAACACATTCGATCTATCACATTCGAGAAAATTCTCAATGTCAATCGGAAAAATCACTCCAACCGCAATAATGGAATGCGTACCAGGAGACAGTTTTAATGTAAAAACAACACAACTATTAAGATTCGCACCACTAATAGCCCCAATAATGCATCAATCATCAATGTATTGTCATTTCTTCTTTGTACCAAACAGATTACTATGGGATAACTGGGAAGAATATATAACAGGAGGAGAAGACGCAGCAGACCCAGGATATACAGCACCAGTATTTCCATACTTTCAACCTGCAAACGCTCAACCAACAGCAGATAAAACAATACTACCAGGACAACTAGCAGATTACTTAGGATTACCATCAGGAGACACAAATGCAGGAGTAGAATTTTCAGGAGAAAAATTTAGTGCATTACCTTTTATG